AGATCTACACGTAAGGAGTCGTCGGCAGCGTCAGATGTGTATAAGAGACAGCTTAAAGACAGCTATGGAGGCTCTAGATAAATGTATGGACTCTATTATAGATAATCCTAATAATTTATCCTTCATAAGAAACTTAGATAAAGACTATATTAGGTCTTTTGTTAAAGATGTAGTATTGAATAATAACCAATATGATTATCGTATTATTGGTTTCTATAGTCAATCTGCAGATGAACTAGTGGGATGCTGTTTGTTATCCTATGGTTACCCTTGGTATTCTGATAAGCAAAGAATCCTTAATGAAGAATGGACTGTATCTTTTAAAAGAGGAGCAGGCATTGCTAGAGCATTGTCTGATTATTTAATTGATTGTCTAAAGAATGATGAGTGTGACTATATTCAAACTGGGAGTATCAATGATTGGTGTGCTCCTATGTTAAAGAATAGTTATGTCTCTAAAGGATTCCATATTTATAATTGCTATTATTTAAGTAAAGAGGATATTAATGGGATTTTTCAGTAAAGCCTTTAAGAAAGTAGTTAAGTTCTCCACTGGTGGCCTTATTGACCATACTCGCTCAACTACTGCAAATACTGTTCCTGTTCCTGCTTCTGAGTTAGGGTTTGTGGATGCAGATACGGATAACACTACTGAATCAGAATCAGAGAAGCAACAGTTAACTAAAGGAAAGAAGAGAGGCAAGAAGTCTCTTAAGGTTGACTTGACTGGTGCCGGTGGTGCGGGACGTAATATTGTGTAATAATGGCAGAAACTAAACTAGGTAATCAAACTGCTGAAGGTGCACAAAAGGTATACGAAAGATTGTCTACGGACAGAGATCAGTATACCCAGAGAGCAGAGAAGAATGCTACCTATACTATCCCTCAGTTGTTCCCTAAGGAATCTGACGATGGTGGCACGGCCTATACGACACCTTATAATTCTATTGGGGCTAGAGGTCTCAATAACTTAGCATCTAAGTTGTTGTTATCTTTGCTTCCACCGGGTCAGCCTTTCTTTAGACTTGGGTTAGATGCTGTATCTAATGAGGCACTACAGGCATCTGGCAATGATCAGGTTAAGGATACCATAGAGTACGGCTTGTCTATGATGGAGGCTGCTATGGTGAAGTATATGGAGCATAATGGTCTTAGACCTACGCTCTTTGAGTGCATCAAACAGCTCATTATTGCTGGCAATGCGTTGCTCTTTTTGCCTCCTCTAGAGGGTGGCATGAAGTGCTACACTCTCAGAAACTTTGTAGTTGAAAGAGATGCTATCGGCAATGTACTTCAGATTGTCGCTAGAGATACTTTAGCTCAGGGGACTATCCCTCCGAGTATATTAAGTCTCTTAGGCAATGCAGGTAATGAGGTTAATCGTTCTGAGAAGGTTAACATCTACACTCATACCTATCTTGTCCGTGGGGATACCTTAGAGGGATCCACTTGGGAATCCTATCAGGAAGTAAATAATACCATTATCCCCGGATCAGAACAGACGTATCCCTATGGCAAATGTCCTTGGATCCCTGTGAGATTCACTAAGAAAGATGGGGAATCCTATGGTCGATCCTTTGTTGAAGATTACCTTGGTGACTTGATCTCTTTAGAGAACCTCCAGCATGCCATTAACGATATGGCTATGATTTGTGCTAAGGTATTGTACCTAGTGTCTCCTTCCTGTCAGACTAACATTAAGGCTCTTACTAAAGCTGAGAATGGGGCTTTCGTAAGAGGTCGACAGGACGATATTGTTGCAATGCAGACAAACAAACAGACTGACCTTCAGGGCTGCTATGCGGTATCTCAGGGTATCGAACAGAGATTGTCTTATTGCTTCATGCTTAATTCTAGTGTGCAACGGCAGGCTGAACGTGTAACGGCTGAAGAGATTAGATATATGGCTCAGGAACTTGAGGATACCTTAGGGGGTGTCTATAGTCTCCTGTCTCAGGAACTTCAGTTGCCTTTAGTGTCCTGTATCTTCAATCAGATGCAGTCTAATGGCAGCCTTCCGACTATCTCTGAGCAGTTCGCTACGATTGAACCTACGGTCATCACTGGTGTTGATGCCTTGGGTCGTGGTCATGACTTTGCTAACTTGTCTCAGGCACTTCAGGTACTTGCTCAGTTCCCTGATACCATGCAGATGATCAATCAGCAGAACTTAGCTATGCGTATCTTCACGAGTGCTCAGATTGATGCTACGGGTCTCGTTAAGTCTCCTGAACAGGTTGCTAAGGAACAGCAGGCAATGATGGAACAGTATGCTGCCCAGCAGGGTATTGATGCTCAGGCTCAGATGGCAGTAGATAACAACAAAGCTCAACAGGAACAGGGGGTGTAACAGGTGAGCGAAGAAACAACAAACTTGAATAGTGATGGTCTTAGTGTCGACAATGGTGTCGATATTATGATCTCAGGTACTCAGCAGCTTACCCTTGATGGTGATGAAGCTACAGGTATGCTTAAGGATGGCGGCAGTAATGATGCTGCCCCTATGGGTGAGCCTTCTGAAGGCGAACCTCAGGGTGAACCTCAGGCAGAACCACAACAGGGGGAACCTGAGGGTGACCTTAATGTAAAGATTGATAAGCACACGAAAACCTTAGATGCCCTTGGTAAGGATCTTAAGGCTAAAGGTGTGGACTTCAATCAGGCCATTAAGGAATACAATGAGTATGGTGCCTTGTCTAGTAAGACTATGGCTGACCTTGCTCAGGCAGGTTATCCTCCAGAGGTCATTGAGGGTTTCATTGAATCACGACATAACCTTGAGAGTGAGTTCACTAATGCTGTCTATAATTCAGCAGGCGGAGAACAGGCGTACAACAAGGTTATTGAGTGGGCACAAGGAAACCTCTCTAATAAGGTTCTGAGTTCCTTTAATCGAGCTATTGACAACAACAATCTTGAAGCTGTTACTCTTATGTTTGAGGGTATGAAAGCTAAGATGATTGCTAAGCAAGGAACACGTAATCCTACTATTATGGGTGGTGGGGTTACTACGGGTGGATATAAGGGCTTCTCAAGTAAGCAGGAAGTAGTGGAGGCTATGAGTGACCCCCGCTATGGTGCTGACCCCAGTTACACTAGAGCTATCGAAATGAAGATGTACTATACTCAGTTGTAACGTACCCATAATAAAAGCATTTCCTAATAACAATAATATAACTACAATAAGAATATAATAAAATGGCTGCGTTAACCGCTAATTCTATTTCTAATCCTGGTCAGAATCTGAGCGCTGATGATCGTGATGCGCTGTTCATGAAGATCTTCTCTGGTGAAGTCCTTACGGCTTTCACGAGAACGTCTGTCATGATGGACAAACAGATTGTTCGTACTATTCCGCATGGGAAAAGTGCCTCATTCGCTGTCATGGGTCGTACTCATGCTAAGTATCTTACCCCAGGTAACTCCTTAGATGATCAGCGTAAGAAGATGGAGAACACGGAGCGAGTGATTGCTATCGATGGTCTCCTCACGGCTGATGCTCTTATCACGGATATCGATGATGCAATGAATCACTATGATGTCCGTACGGAATACTCGAAGCAGCTTGGTGAAGCTCTTGCTCAGGCTTTCGACTGTGCCTCTATCAATGAACTTGCTAACACGGGTGCTAAGACTACCTCGGATATGCCTGAGAACATCCCTGATAATGCTTCTCTTGGAAATCCGGGTACTGGCAAGGCATTTGAGTATGTTACGGGTAAGGATGAAGCTACGACTGTGGAGTATGGCAACAGCCTCCTGCAGGGTCTGATTGATGCCCGTGCTCAGTTTACGAAGAATTGGGTTCCGGCAGGTGACCGTTATTTCCTTGTCTCCCCCGAAGGTTATTCGGCTATCTGCCGTGCCCTTATGCCGGATGCTGCTAACTTTGCTGCTATCTTTGATCCGAATACGGGCAAGCTCCAGAATGTCTGTGGCTTCCAGATTGTGGAAACCCCGAACTTCTTGAACAATGGTGTTGATGGTAAGCACGCTCTTAAGGCTCAGATCTCTACGGCTGTCCTTCAGGGTATCGCCTTCCACCGTTCCGCTGTGGGTGCCCTTAAGCTGAAGGATCTCGCTATGGAACGTGCTCGCAGAGCTGAATATCAGGCTGATCAGATCATCGCTAAGATGGCTGTGGGTCACGGTGGCCTTCGTCCTGAAGCCGTGGGTCTCTTCGTTAAGACTGCTCAGGTTGGTGTGTAATGTACACGGAATCCGACATTAAGGATTCCTATTTCTATGTCAACGGGGGTTCTAAGAAAGGCTCCCGTTTGACTGTAGAAGAAAAGATTAAATTAGGTTTGATTAAAGCCCCAACTGAAGTCAAACCTAAGGTAGTCTCTAGGAAGCCTAAGACCCCTGCAGCTCCCAAATAATACATAATAACAACTATAAAAATACTACTACAAAGGATAAATTATGATTGTCACTCCTTCTAACAAACTAGATGCAGTGAATGAGATTTTATCTGCTGTAGGCTCTAGTCCTGTCAACTCACTTGAAGATGAACTGAATGTAGACGTTCTGAATGCAGTGAGGATTCTCGATAGTGTCTCTAAAGAGATTCAATCAAGAGGGTGGGACTTTAATATTGAAGATTCAGTAGCTTTATTGCCGGACTATGATACTAACTTAGTTCCCTGCCCTAATAATTATCTTAGGTTTGTCAGCAGTGGTTATAAGTTGATCAGACGATCCGGCTATTTTTTCGACATTCTTTCGCAGACCAATGAGTTCCCTGAGGGTTTGACTTTAGATACTCTGGTTAGAGGATTAGACTTTGAGGAGTTACCTGAGGTATTCCGTAAGTTCATTACTTGTCGTGCAGCTAGAATCTTCCAGATGAGATATCTTACTTCAGATGACCTGAATACGCATCTGATGACTGAGGAATCTAGTGCCTATGCAGATATCATTGACTATGATCTAACTACGGGTAACTATAATATCCTCAATGATGACCAATATATCTCTCAGTATATCCAGAGGAGCTAATAGGGATGCCATTAGTATCGCAATCAACAGTATCCTATAAGGGTGGCGTATCTCAGCAACCGGATATCATTAGGTTTGCTGATCAGGTAGAGGAGCAGATCAATGGTTTCTCTAGTGAAGTCGATGGCCTGCAAAAGAGACCTCCTACAGTTCACATTAAGAGACTTGGGGACAGAGTAGATCCACTCACTACTAAGTATCATGTCATTAATAGAGACGAGACTGAGCAGTATATCTTAGGTATGTCCAGCGGGTCTCTAAAGGTATGGGATTTTGGAGGTAATGAAAAGAAAGTTGTTATTGACAATGATGCTAGTTATCTTAATGTCACGGACGCTAATGATGAATTTAGAGCAGTCACTGTTGCAGACTATACGTTCATTCTGAACCGTAGTAAAACCGTTGGTATGTCTCGTTCTACTACCTCTCAAAATGGTCAGAACACTGCACTAGCGTACATTAAGAATGCCTCCTATGCTAAGACCTATGCTCTCTTTATGGGCAGTACCTTTATGTGTGGTGTCATTACCCCTGATGGTGGGGTAGCTAAGCAGGCTGTACAGACTACCTCTGCGTACATTGCAGAGAAACTTGTAGGCTTAGCTACAGGTTCTCAGGGTGCTGATGAGGGAGCAACTACCTATGATTGGCTATTAGGACAGGTTGGTGGCAGAGCCTCTATGGGGTTCGCTAAGAATCCTAGTTTCAACTTCAAGGCTTATACCTTCGCTGTCTTTGGTGATTCCGTAGTTTCCATCCAATCTAAGTCTGACTGGAATATGCCTAATGTTGTCGTTAAGGATGGCTTTGGCAACACTAATGCATATGTCTTGAAGGGTTACGTTAACAGTGTCTCTAAGCTTCCCCCTGCTGCTCCTAATGGTTACATCATGCGCATTAAGGGTGAATCTAACTCGGCTGATGATGACTACTATGTTAACTACAATGAAGGTAAGAATGCGTGGCTAGAGTGTGCCGCACCAAACATTCAGTATCAATTTGATTACTCTAGTATGCCTCATGCTCTCGTAAGAGCATCTGATGGCTCCTTCCACTTCAAAAGACTTACTTGGGCTAATAGAGTAGTAGGTGATGATGACAGCAATCCTGAGCCTAGCTTCGTAGGGGAAAAGCTGAATGATATGTTTTTCTACAGAAATCGCTTAGGGTTCATCAGTGGTGAAAATGTTATCCTCAGTGCTTCTGCTGATTTCTTTAATTTCTGGTTTAGATCAGCAGCTACTATTGCTGATACTGATCCAATTGACCTTGCTGTCTCTTCAAACAAAGTCTGTATTCTAACACATGCAGTACCATTCAGCAGGGAACTAATGTTGTTCTCTAGAGAGGGACAATTTGTTCTCTCTAGCGATGGCGTAATGACCCCTAAGAGTGCTAAGGTTGATCAAATCACTTCCTTTGATTACAGTGATGATGCTCAGCCTTTAGGTGTAGGACAAAGTATTTTCTTTATCTCTAACAGAGTTAACTATTGCTCTCTTATGAGATACTATACGGTACAGGACGTAGCTGATCTTAAGGATGCTGAGGACGTATCTGCACATGTTCCTACGTATATTCCTAAGGGAATCTTTAGGCTCTCTGGTAATTCTGCAGACGATGTAATCACACTGTGTTCACGTACTCATCCTAACACTGTATGGATCTTTAAGTACCTCATTCAGAATTCCCAGAGTATGCAGCAGTCATGGTGCAAATGGACGTTCCGATATGAAGGTACTCAGGTCTTACTTGCAGAGTTCGTAGGTTCTGAAATCTACTTCCTTATTAACACTGATGGCGGACTGTTCTTAGAGAAGAGCAGGCTTACAGGTCAGGCAGTAGACTTCTCTGATGAGCCTGTAAGATACTTTATGGATCGTAAGGTACGCTATGCCATCCCTGATACTAATAAGTACAGTGACTACAATGACTATACCGAGGTCTCCCTAAAGGATGTCTATGGTGCTGTTCCTAAGGTTGGCTCAGCTACGTATTGTCTAGTTGGTACTGATGGCTACTATCATCAGGTAACCGATTGGGATGCTAATGGTGTCTTTAAGGTGACTGGGGATCTCAGAGGCAGGACTTACTTCGTAGGCAGGCAATATGAATTTAATGTTGTATTGTCTAGGCCAACGATTAAGAAAACTACTTCGGATGGTGCTACAATCTCTGAAGATGAAGGCAGATTACAACTGAGATACTATTGGTTTAACTATAGTAACTCTGGTGCCTTTGATGTGTCTGTAGACAATGCTGTCAAGAATAAGCACTTCAAGTACACTTGTACATCTAAGGTCTTAAGTGAATCTCCATTAGTCTTAGGATCCTATAGAGTAGCAACAGGTAAGTTTAAGTTCCCTGTGCAGGACAATAGTACTGAGGTTAAGATTACAGTTACTTCAGATAATCCGTTGCCTGTGAACCTTATCTCTGGTGGTTGGGAAGGATTTTATATTCGGAGGAATAGTCAGACGTGAGAAAGGGATTAACTCTTAAGAAAGCTATGGTAGGTGCTCTGCCTAGTATGGCGCCTATGGAGCAAGAGATTGGTAAAGGTCTTGTTATGGCTACTTTGTCTCTGCCTGAGGCACCTATTGAAGTAGATCATTTCCTGTGGGCAGGCTGTTACGTTAGAACCATTCTATTGAGAAAGGGTGAGATTGGTGCAGGTGCTTTCATTAAGATTCCTACAGTGGTTATCGTTAGTGGGGACTGTAAGGTTGTCGTAGGGGATCACCTAGAGGAGATCTCTGGCTATTCTGTATTGAAAGGTATGGATGGCCGTAGGCAGGTCTTTAGTGCCTTTGATGACACCTACATTACAATGTTCTTTGCTAGTAACGCATCTACTGTAGAGGAAGCAGAGAAAGAGTTTACTGATGAGTGGCAGTTATTAACTAACAATAGAGAGGAACTATGTCAGGAATAATTGCTGCAGGTGCAGTAATCGGTGCAGCTGCAGGTGGTGGCAGTTCCCTGTGGCAGAAATCAAAGTACAACAGATCTCTCACTAAAGCATTCAAGAAACAGATGTACTATGCTCAGATGAACTACAATTGGAATCAGAACCAATTGACTAGACAAGAGCAGAGTGCCTATGATAATGCTGTGAGCAACTTATTTCAGTTGTCTTATAACGCCTTGCAGAATAACGCTGCAGTTGAAGCTTCTCTAGCTGAGACAGGTTACGAAGGGCGAACTGCAGGACAAATCAAAAGATCAATCTCAGGAGCAGTGTTGCGACAAAAGACTGCTCTTAAGGATGCCTATGAGACTGATGTAACTAACATTAGATCTCAGAAGGATGCTCTATATGTCCAGATGAAGAATTCTGTAGAGCAGGCTAGAGATCAACTCAAGAGCCAATATAAGGGTGGCATGAGCTACGTTATGGAATTCCTCGATAGTTCCGCTAAAGGTGCAGCTATTGGTGCAGCTACAGCAGGTGCAGGAAGTGCCCTTGCAGGCGCTGCAGGTACCGTAGGTGGTACTGGTGGTACCATTGCGGGTACTGTGGGTGGAGAGGCAGTTGTTGCAGGTACCTCTAGTGTTGGGGGTTCTGCGGGTCTCTATGGTATTGCAGGAGCGAATGTCTTAGGTACATCTACTGCAGGTGTTACTACTTCTTCGTCTACTATGGGTACCGGTACTAGCTTTATGAATAACTTTATGGCTAATTATAGTACCCTTAAGACACAAAACCAAGGCATGTTTAACTTCCTTGATTACGCACAAAACTTTACTGGGGCGATGAATCAGGGGTATAACCGTAGAGGTTCCTATGGAGGTTATTACTACTAATGGCTTATAAGAATACAGCAGGTACTACGTCCATTGCTAATGAGATGGGTACTTGGAGGTACTTCAGTTCTGGCTTAGCTAAGCTCGGGGAATATAAGGGTGCAAACCTTAACATTGATTCTTCTAAAGTTACTGCAGACCTCGAAGGTGACTGGGTGAATGCTTTAGGTCTAGCTTTTAAGCAGGCATCTAAAGACTTCGATCAGTATCAGATTGATGAAGCAAAGCGTCAACAGGTAAAGAAGAAAGAAGTAGAGGACTTAGCTGATAAGTATTTCCAAAGTCATTCTATTGAGCAGTATCAGCAGGATATCAAGAATAATCGTATTCCGTTTCAGGACAATCCATTTGCTATGTCTAGACTTAAGTATCTGCATGGTCGAATGGCATACAACCTGACCTATCAGGACTTTGTTAATGAACAGGTTAATACGAATAAGCTTGCTGGTAAGTCTCAAGTTGAAGTAGATTCAGAGTTCTATCAGTACGCTAAAGAGAGCCAAAAGGATCTTGCTGATTCCTTTGGTTACTCTATGGATGATGAGTTCTTTAAGGAGGGTTTCTTTGAGACTTCTCCTGAGGGTCGTCTAAAGGTAATCGCTCAGAAGGAAGCTGTAGAGGATAAATGGGAAACTGAGAAATCTCTTATTGCTGATTCCTCTAACATTGCTACGATCATTAATTCAGGGTCACCTAATGCAGGCCAAGCTTTCCTGAATTACCTTGATCAAATGGGGAGAACTACGGGGGCTAACTATTCCCCTGAGATGCAATATAAGCTTCTCAACAATGCTTTCCAGATGGCCTCTAAGTCTCGCTATGGTTCTCAGCTTATTGAGAGTATTGCAGATAAAGAGATTCCATTTATCAAAGGGACTACCTTTAGAGAGCTATTAGGTGAGGATAACCTTAAAGCATGGCTTGTCAACGCAGAGACTGTAAAGGCTACTGACAATGCTATGGAGTTCTCTCACTGGCAGGATCAGATTGACAAGTATGTTGAGGACGGTAACTATGTTCTCCTCAGTCAGCTTAAGGATGAAGAGTATCTTTCTAATAACAATGTAGAGACACCTAGAACTAAGTATCTTGATCAAGCAATCAGGAACGCTAAGAGAACTGCTCAAGCTAACCTTAAGGCAGCTGGGAAGATGCGAGGGGATGCCCTCTATGAGGAGTACCTAGGTAATACTCTTATAGCTAACCTTACGGGTACTGCGGTTCCTACTGAGGAGGCTTTTAGGAAAGTCCTTCAGGATGCAGGGATCTCTCTGAATTCCAATGATATGAAGGTTATTGGGCAAGGGTTTGTCCAGAAGATCTTCACTGGGGGTGACCCAAAGAAGATCTCAATGCTACTCACTATGTCTACCTCTAAGGGTACCCCTAATTCCATTAGAGAGCCTGTCACTGAGATGCTTAAAGAGTACTATCAGGACTTAGATCATAGACTTAATGAAATTGCTATGACTGGTAAGATCTCATCTAAGGATGCTGTAGATTTACTTACAGATAAGGAAGCTAAAGACTTCCAGTATAATATCCCGGGTCAAGCTAGAGCAATCTCTATCTCAGGGTTATCCCCGGGGTTCCAGACCTTAATGAGTCTCTACAGTACGAATCCTTCAGCAGTACGGCAGCTCCTTACTAATGGTACCTATGGTGACACTCGTGTATATTCTCAGTTGTCTACTGTAGATATGGCTATTAGACTTGGTAAGAATCCCCTTCAGGTTCTCGCTTCTGCTCAGGCATTCAAGGCTCAGCAACAGAGAAAGGCACTAGAATCAGGTGCTCCTTTAGAGCAGCTCTTGCCTAGATTCAGAGTAGACAGGAATGAGATTCAGGGTTTAGTTGGTACTGGGGGTCTCAACAGAGCTACTACGGATATGTTGGATACTCTTGTGTGGGCTGAGATTCAAGCCTATAAGGGTGCCAATCCTACAGATGATACCTCTATCCGTAAGCTTGGTAAGGCCGCTATGGAAAAGGTAGCCAATGAATTCGTAGGTGTCCGTGGCTTTGTTCTTCCAATTGCTTCTATTCAGCAGGGGTTAGGTGAGGTTGGGGTTACCCCTCAGTCTCCTGAGGATCTAGCTAAGTATGCCAATGAGGTCTTTAAAGACTACATGAGTGAGAGAGGTCTTAATACACCTATGCTTTATGATAGTTCTTTCTATGATGTCAATAGAGATAATATTTCTGTAGTTGCTCTTGATGGTACTGAGAATATGGTTATTCCTATGAAGGACTTCACTGCTAGAATTAAAGCTAAGATTGTTAAGAATATTGAGGAGGGTTCCAAGTTTAAATGGCCGACAATTCATACGTTCCGGTAGACACTGGGGAATATCCTGTAGCTAACCTAGGGAGGTTCTTAGGAGCCTCTAAGCCTCAGTATGAAGCCTATGTAACTACTACTCCTATTGAGAACATTCCTGAAAAGGATGTACTTAAGGGAGACACTAAGAGTTATAGTCTCTTTAACTTTAACGAGAGTGCTTTTGTAGATGGTGTTAAGGTTTCCCCTATTGGCATGTGGGTTCGCAGAGGGGGATTTACTACCAAGAAATATGAGCCTACCGAAGAAGAGAAGGATGAGCTGTATAAGCAGTTCAATTATGACAAAGATGATATTGACTTTGTTTTAGATAATGCTTCTTCTATGGAGGACGTTAAGAGGAATGCAGACTTACTTGCAGAGAACCGAAGGGTTGAAGCTCAGTTTGCGAATAGCCCTTGGTATATGTCTTTAGTAGGTGGCTTAGGGAGTGCTGTAGGTAACCCTGTGGATATTGCTACTACGGTTGCTTCAGTTGTAGCTCCCCCTATTGGTGTCTCCTCTAAGGTAGCTTTAGGTGCCACTAAGGTCACTGCTAATGTTGTCTCAGGTGTAGCAGCTAATCAGCTTCAGGATTACGTTACAGGTATTCATCATGATGTCTGGGCAGACGTTGGTGCTATTGCAGGTCTTACGTTAGGCTTTGAGGGACTAGGTAAAGGTTTACGTACAGTCTCTCAAGTTAACCGTAAGGTTGCTATAGCTCATGATGCTATGCTAAAGGGTGAGAAACCCCCTGAGGATGTTGTCTTTACCCCTATCGAGAGAACACTTGCTAATAAGACTTTACCTCTTGCTAGAAAGATGAATGACCTTAGAGAACAGCTTACCTCTAAGTTGCCTTCAGTTGAATTCAAACAGAAGCTATTGTCTTATAGAGATAAATCTGAGGATCTTAAGGAATACATTGGTAACCTCACTCATTGGGAACAAGGTATCCGTACTGATGAAGGTTTTAAGCAGAGACTGAATAGCCCTGCTAAGAATACTCTCTTTGATGAAGTAGAGGGCCTTAGGGTTGAAACAGATAGCCTCATGAATACCCTTCCTCATGATGTACAGAAGTTATCCAACAGGTACGGAAGAGAGGAGACTAATGAGTTTCTTTATGACAAGATTGGTGGCTATGATGTCTCTAAGAATCCACTTAGTAAAGATCCTGAAGCTGTAGCACTGGCCGATAGAATCTCAGATACCTATAGACACCGTGGCCTTAAGCTACATCATCTTGGTCTAGTTGATACTTCCTATAGAATTGGTAAGTATGTTCCCGTAGTTATTGACAAATGGAAGATGCATGACTTCCTGCTTAGAGTAGGTGGAGATGAGCAGGCAGGTGTCTATCTTCAGAGTTACCTCTATACAGGCGTAACTCGTTCCGCAGAAAGGCTTGCAGAGTTCCGTAGGATTTGGAAAGAGGAACTACAGGCTCAGGCAGAGAAGGAAGCTAAGAAAGCCGAAGCTCAGGGACTTGAAGTAAACAAAGTAAAGCTTACTCCTGAGGAAGAAGATATTCAATTCAATGCGTGGCTCTGGGATGAAGCTAGAAAGGCAGGATATGGATATAGAGATCAGAATCACTCTGGTCACTCTGTAGACAACTTTAGTGATGATGCTAGAGACTTCTCTTTTCAGAAACGAAGGATGCCTTGGGATACCTCTTATAAAGATCATTCCGGCTTCTCTCTTAATAAACTCAGAGGAGATATTGTTGATGTCTCTGACAGATACTTTAATCGTACTGCGGGGTTACTTGCAGAGAAACGAGTATACAACAGAGACTTCTCAGAGGGACTTGAGCATATCAATAAGATGGCTGATGACTATTGGGTAAAGAATACCAATAGACGTCCTGAGGGTGAGGATGAACTTCGTGAGGCTCTTAATGTCATGCATAGGCGTGCCTATGGTATGGCTATTAATCCCAACAGAGCTAACTTCACTACTGGGGATGCTCTTGCAGATATCATGAAGCAGTTAGCTTTCTCATCCTTTGGTACTCTCATGGGTATCCTTAACTACGGTGAAGTTGGAGCAGCACTTCAGGCATATGGTGCAGGTGCTCTCATTAGAATGATCCCCGGGGTACATGAGACTGTCCAAAGATGGGGCAACGGTTTATTCACTAAGAATGATATTGCCGCTATTAAGGATCACCTTATTGGCAGGGAACTTTATGATACCTTAGATGCCGCAGAGATCATGAGGCGTAACGCAGAGAAATATCGTAACATTAATCCCTATATGGCTAAGGCTGTAGGGATCTTTAATGTTATTGCAGACTACTCCCCTGCTGCTCAGATTCAGAGGTACACTAATAACACTATCATTGATACAGTCGTTAGTTGCTTCCTTGGGGAGTTCATGCAGAAGGCTTATGGGCGTACTGCGGCTCACAGGGGGTTCCTTAGAGATATTGATCTTAAGAGAGTAGGGATTACTAAAGCTGATCTTGATTATACCCTAATGGCTAGCAAGAGATTCTTTAGGTACGATGAGACAGCTAAGACACCTATGCTCAAGAAAGGTACACGATTGGCTGACTTCAGAGATGACGATAAAGCTATGAGTGTATTGCGTAAGCTCACTAACTACGCTATTGAGGAGACCCTTCAGAGACGCAAATTAGATGATGTCTTTACGTGGCAGGTAGCTAATAATCCTGTAGTGTCTATGGCTCTCCAGTTTAAGACCTTCTCAGTGCAGTCCTATAATAAGCGTTTCGTTAAACTAATGAATCGCTGGGAAGAAGAGGGTAACCTTGCTGCATTGAATAGCTATCTCACCTCTAGTGCTCTTACAGGTGCAATTACGTTAGCTCAGGTTAACCTTAGAGCCTTGGGTATGGAGGATGAAGCTAAAGAGCAGTACCTTCAGAACACCTTAGGTATTGGCTCTATAGATGACTTGAGTGACCCTGATGCACTTACTACATTCTTGATGCAGGCATTCTTTAATAGAAACCCCTATACAGCCTCTATGGCTCTTGCATTGAATTCTGTAGGTATTGGTACATCAGCTAAGACTACAGCTCAAACTAGAGATACCTTAGGTGAAGATTCTAACTACATCAAGTGGAATGGTGTCGCTAATACTGTCTTAGATATGTTCCCTGCATTGCGCTATGGCGAATCTCTTGCCTTTGGTGGCTTGGGTACATACAGCAGAATTCAGGATATGGTTCTTAATGATTCTACCTATAAGGATCGAAGGGATATCGCTAGGTATATCAAGAGGTCTACTTCCACAATTCCAAATATACCGGGGATAACTAATGCAATTAAGTCCTTCGTTAATGACGATCTAGAGGACTACAAATATGGATATTAATATTTAATGGCTTCCACTATTACCATCTATGAAGGGGACGGTACTAGAACTGACTTTACCATTCCCTTTGACTATCTAAAGAAGTCTTTCGTTACTGTACGATTAGGCCCTGGCACTACTCTTACTGGGGGTGACTATGGTGATACCGGCAGTGACTATTACTTCATAGATAAAACTACGATTAGACTTAAGGTAGCTCCTGCATCAGGAGAAACCTTAACAATCCGAAGATATACCTCAGCTACTGAACGAGTAGTCACCTTTAAGGATGCCTCCATTCTTAAGGCTACTGACTTGGATACGTCTCAGATGCAGGCATTTCATATCGCTGAAGAAGGCCGAGATACCTTTGAGGATTCCCTTAGTGTCAACCGAGAGGGAAACTGGGATGCTAAGGGTAAACGTATCATCAATGTAGGCGATGCAGTAAGTGATGGGGATGCTGTCAATCTTAGGCGCTACAAAGAAGACGCTAAGGGTGCTTATCAGGCTCGTGTTGAGGCCGAGAAGGCTAGAGATAGAGCCGTAGGAGCTGAGACTAATGCTAAGGAATCTGAAGTAAAAGCTAAGGTATCAGAGACTAATTCCAAGATGTCTGAGAATGTAGCTAAGGATTCTGCAGATACAGCTGTTAGTGCATCTGAGCACGCTGATGCTGTCAAGACAGAGAATGAGAGACTCTTAGGTGAAACTAAGAAGTCTGAAGCTAGTACTAAGGAATCCGCTAATACTGCTACTGCTCAGGCTGCTATCTCTACTCAGAAAGCTGATGAAGCCATGGGTTCCGCTAGGGATGCTAAGGTATCTGAAGATAACGCTAAGGCTTCTGAGGTAGCGGCTGAAGGTAGTGCTGAGTTAGCTAAGCAGTGGGCTACTAAGCTTGGTGCTACTGTTGACGATGTTGATTACTCTGCCAAGCACTACGCTAATAAGGCTAATGAGATTCTCACTCAGGGTGCTACTGATGCTGTCAATAGGGTTGCTCAGGAAGGCGACAGACAGATTTCTTTGGTTACTTCTACAGGTACTACTCAAGTATCTCGTGTGACTGCTGAAGGTACTAAGCAGATTAATTTGGCTACTGCACAGGCTAATGAGGCTACTAGACAAGCTAACCTTGCAACTGCTAAGGCTACTGAAGCCGAAGCTGAGGCTACGAATGCCTCTAGGTCAGCTACTGAGGCTGATGCTAGTGCTAAGAGCTCTGCTAATAGTGCATCTACAGCTACACAACAGGCTACGTTAGCTACCCAAAAGGCTACTGAAGTTAAGACTAATGCTGATAAGGCGGCTTTGTCTATGGATGCCGCTAAGGTATCTGAGACTAACGCTAAGACGTCTGAGGATAATGCTGAAGTTTCTGAGACGAATGCTAAAGAATCAGAGCTTAAAGCTAAACAGTATGCCGATCTGGCTATTGCAGGTCAGCTACAGGCAGACTGGACGCAGATTGATTCTACTAAGAAGGACTTCATTAAGAACAAGCCTACCCTTGGTACTCTCTCTGCTAAGGACAGTCTAGCCTATAGTGAACTTACAGATGTCCCTACTTCCTTTACTCCGTCTTCACACACTCATCCGATTAGCCAGATTACTGATCTTCAGGCTTCCCTTGACGCTAAGACTAATGATGCGACTCTTCAGGTAGACCTTAAACAGATCAGGTCGAGCATTTCTCAGATCCCACAGCCAAGAAATTACGTTACGAGGACGTGGAACGGTAGAACTTCGTGGTATCGCGTATGGTCAGACGGGTACATTGAGCAAGGTGGTCACGGTACAAACGGGACATGTACTTTTAATAAACCATTTTCAAATACAAACTATACTTTTAATGTAAGCCCTTCGAATGGATATACGAGTCACCCGGACTGGCTTGCGGCATACGAGAGGAGGCCTGATAGAACGACAACGAGTACGGGAATCTCGTGGCACTCAGGCGGTGATCAGGGATGGGATTGGCGTGCTAGTGGCTATTGAAAGGGGATATACAGATGACTTTCCACATCAATCAAGTATTCGAGGGTGAATATCCTCCTGAGGCGGCTCTTTGGTGTAATACCAGAGGTGACTGCAGTATTCAACAGGTAGACGGTGGGTATCAAATTATTCAGAATCCTGAACCTGATGATTCGATGGTAGCTGAGGCAATCAGGAATAAAAGAAACATTCTCATTGGTGAGACTGACTATTATCTCATGCCTGACTATCCATCGAATCCTCAGAATCTTGAAGAACTTAAGGTCTACAGACAGGCTCTTAGAGACGTCCCTAAACAGGAAGGTTTTCCTAGGGATGTCCGTTGGCCTGATGTGCCTACGTTCCTCTGTAAGGACTCTGAATCGGGACCCTTGGGTCTCGCTAAGGTAGGGATCTAAGGTTATATCCAAGGTGTTCTTTGGGTAACTATGGACACCTTGGTGGCCTCTTCTTTGATCCCCCCCCTGACGGTTACTTATAACTCGATTTCCTGTAGGTAACCAATGCAGGCTTTGTGTTAGCTCAAAGAACTGCTGAGTACATGTAGAATACTTTAGCTAACCTTATGTACACTAGCGGTAACTCTGCTGAGCTTGCTAATGAAGGCATTGTGACCGGCAAGTGGACACCTGAAGTTGTTCAATTTAATTCTTAACATAAACAAGGAAATTATTAACTAAAGATGCCCTGAGGTATGCCATAGGTGTACCTTGGGGCATTTGGTCAAAAGACAAAAGTCTAGGTATATAATAAGGAAACTGCTATCATGAAGATTATTAAGAAAGATGGTACCGTAGAAGGTTGGAATGGAGAGAAGATCAAAGAAGCTGTCTATAAGGCGGCCGCTAGAGTGAATCAATATGTGGAACCTGATATTCTTGACAAATTGGTTGAGAAGGTTCACTCTTGTTTAATTATTGATAGAGATGCCCCAACTAAAGACCTTCATAAGGAAGTGATTCACTACTTGAGATACTTTGGCTTAAACGATATCGCCAACTCATATCAAGAATATAGAGACTATAAGAATACTTATGCTAAATCATTTGAGAAAGTTAAAGATGAAGCTGATAACGTGCTTCTTCTTGGGGACAGAGAGAATGCTAACTTCGATAGCTCTCTGGTGTCAACAAAAGGCTCGCTCATTAAGGGATACCTTACAAAAGAACTCTATCGACAATTCTATCTTAGCAAGGAAGAAAAAGAGTTAACTAAGCGAGGGGATATCTACATTCATGATATGCGAGATATGCTTATGGGTTCTGTCAACTGCTGCCTGTTTGATATTGGGAATGTACTTAGGGGTGGCTTTAGTATGTCCAATGTTGACTACACGGAACCTACGAGCGTATTGAGTGCACTTCAGGTAATTGGAGATATCACCTTAGTTGCTACAGCTCAACAGTTTGGTGGCTTCTCGTTAAGTCAGCTTGATATGGTTCTTCTTCCGTATTGCCATAAGACTTTGGAGAAAGCTTACGAACATGCAAAGCATAGCTTCCCTGATGAGGGACGTTCCGCTTGGATAGCATACTCTAAAGACACCCTTAAGAATGAACTTAAGCAGGGCTTCCAGTCTCTTGAGTTGAAGCTTAACACTGTCCCTTGCTCACGAGGAGACTTTGCGTTCACTACTATTTCCTTTGGTTGCTGGAATGCTCCTCAATGGCTTGGTCGTTACTTGACTAATAAAGATCTTTGGATACTTAAGGAGATTTGTGAGGCTATTCTCACAACCCGTATGAATGGGCATGGGGAAAACCATAAGCCTGTAGTGTTCCCTAAGCTTGTCTATTTGTACGAAGAGAATTACCTTAATGCTTTTCAGGAAGCTCGTGATATATTTGAGTTAGCTATTGAATGCTCCAGTAAGTGCATGTACCCTGATTTCCTCAGTTTAACTGGGGATTGGACACACAGTTCTGTAGGCAAACAGTACATGGAGAATAAGCAAGTAGTTACTCCTATGGGTGCGTAATACTGCCCATATAAAATTCCGTTAAAACGGGGAGAGCTTATATTAAGCAAATCCGTTGCTAAACACTTTTATTGAACGTATAACTACGTATATAAAATGAACAACACTAATAATCAAGAAATTTGGAAAGATGTCCCTGAATGGGAGAACCTTTATTGTGTCTCTAACATGGGGAGAATCTTCTCTAAACGCTATAATCGAATCAAAGCTCAGACTATGAATAACAATGGCTATGCCCGTTGTGATCTCTTTAGTAGTGCTAATGGTAAGATTCGGCGTAAGTCTTTGTATACTCATCAGCTTGTTGCTACGCTTTTTGTAAAAGGTAAGCAAGAAGGGTTGGTTGTAGCCCATATCGATGGGGATAAGACTAATAACATGTACACTAATCTGCGATGGGTTACCCAAAGTGAGAACATTAAGAAGGGCTATCGGGAAACCGTTAGAGACCTTTCTACTAAGTTCAAGAAACAGCCAGTATATATTACCACAGAGCCTAAGGTGTACTTTGATTCTATGACTGAATGTGCCCATAGTTTAGGGCTTCCTGTAGAGCGTATTAAAACAGTCTTACGCTTCTATAGTGGAAAGCTGCCTGAGCTTGGGATTCGTGTTGTTCAATGTGAATGCCCAACGACTAACCCTGATGAATGTAAGGGTGTAGATTCAAGTGAATCGAAAAGCGGAACTGAGGCTCAGTCCTCAGAAGATATAGTCTAATCTCATAGGTGACTATGAGCAGTTTAATAAACGGTATAGGAGTAACGAACCTATATGAATATAATGTGTAGAGCTTACCTCAGTCCGTGGAAGGACCCCGAGAATGGTGAATGGATCACTAACGGTCGATGCAACATTGGAGCAGTGTCTCTTAATCTCCCTCTTATTTTGGCCTACTCTCTAAAGAATAACGTAGACTTCTTCAATGTCCTTGATGTACGACTTGAGACTATCCGTAATTTCTTTAAGAAACGCTATGATCTCATTAGACACACTAAGGCTTGCACCAATCCGATGGCATTCATGCAGGGGGGTTTCTATAAGGGGAACCTTAAGGCAGACGATGAGATTGGTGATTTGGTTAAATACATGACTGCATCCTTTGGTGTTACTGCTCTCAATGAACTTAATATCCTTGCTACTGGTAAGACACTCTATCAGGATCCTTGGTATGCTGAGGTTGTACTTAATCGTATCAATTATAAGGTAGAGCAGTTCAAGAAGGAAGATGGATATCTTTATGCTGTCTATGGAACGCCTAAACAAGTGTGGGCACGTCCTGAGTAATTAGGAACGTAAAATTGTGTGGACTCGCTAAAATGCGAGGTGTCTCGAAAGAGGCTAACGGGGAAGGCTAAGGCGCTTGCTATGCTAATCCCGTGGAGTTTAATAAATGCAATATAACTTAGGTTGTTCGGTGTCCTCTATAACAAGAGCATACAAAGAATACAACGGAGTGCTTAGAAAATATAATTGCTTTATTACGCTCTGTAACGACTATCCCAAGGCTTGCCAAAAAGAAGCAAAAGGAGTACGGCCGGAATCGGTGGGTGAGAACCCCTTAAATGGAAGCACACAACCCCTTAGTAATAAGGGTGATGATATAGTCTAATCCCCTAATAAATATCGGGAAACCGAGGGTATAAATGGCAGAAAATTTATGTGGTGTACAAGCTAAACAATATGCTGAGTACACCGGAGATAACCAGTTTGGAGAGTACTTCACTAACAGCTTCCATATGCACGTTAGTGAGCCTATCACCCCTTTTGAGAAACAGGATGCTGAATACAAGATGTTCCATATGTGCAACGGAGGCCACATTCAGTATGTCCGAGTGACTAACCCTGAGAACCTTCAGGCACTTAAGGCACTGATCTTACGAGGTATGAAGAAAGGGTTCTATCAGGGTATTAACTTTGATAGTGTCTATTGTGAAGACTGCCATAAGCACTCCACTAATGTCATGAATAAGTGTCCACATTGTGGATCTACTAACTTGTCTGTCATTAGTCGTGTTTGCGGATACCTAGGGTACACTAAAGCTAATGGTAGTACTCGTATGAACGATGCTAAGTTAGCTGAAATTAAAGACAGAGTATCAATGTAACGATGAACTACGCTAAGATAGATACCTGTAGTATGACTAATGGGGATGGCATGGGGGTAGACCTGTTTGTCTCAGGATGCTCCTTATGCTGCCGAGGGTGCTTCAACAAGAAAGCTCAGGATCCCCAATACGGTCAAGAGTTCACTGAAGATACTCTAGACACCCTCCTAGATGCTCTTAAATCGCCCTATATTGAACGATTGAGTATCCTAGGGGGTGACCCCTTAGAGCCCTACAATGAACCCGTTGTAGAGCAAATCCTGAAGCGTGTGAGGGGTGTCTATAATGACACTAAGAGAATCTGGTTATGGACAGGACGTACCTATGAGGATATCAAAGATGAACCTATCTTGGATTATGTTGATGTCCTCATTGATGGTAAATTTGAATTAGATAAAAAGGAAAAACATGAATACCACGGCTCAAGCAATCAGCGAGTCTTTAGAATATTCAACGGAGGGTCTTGCGGACACTATGCAAGTATTGTTCGACAAGGCTCACCCTTCAGGGACGAACGGAAAGCTCTATCTTAAGCTCATCCTTGAGGAGTTTGAAGAATGGGCAGAGGAAGCTTCAGATTGCCCAGAGGACTTCAAAGAACTCTGTGATCTTATCTGGGTTTGCATCATGTATGCTATTGAACATAAGTATCCTCTTGAGTTAGGCATGAAGGCTCTTGCAGAGGAATTCATGAGCAAGATGGTTGATGACAATGGCAACCTTTGTCCTACCTATAGAGCTGATGGAAAGTTACTTAAAGGAGCACACTTTAAGAAAGCTGACTTTAGGAGTCTCTTAGGTGTGGACTAATGAGATTCCTAGACATAGAATCTACAGTTGATGATGGGGGAGTCAGAGTAAAGGACATTATTAGTATGTCTCCCCCTATAGCTGTCACAGGGGTTACATTTTTAGGGGTAGCCCTTAGTGACTGGGTTTACATAGGTACCATTGTGTACACTATAGTAGGCATTATAACAATGATAAAGAAGCACTGGGTAGACCCATACCTAGCTGCTAGGAAAGTGAGAATCAATGAAGAACAAAGAACCATTAGACAGAGAGAGCTTGCTGAGCTTGATTCAGGACAACATGTTGGAGAACATGCTGAACGATCTTAAAGACCCAGAGAAACGTAACCCTCAGCTATACAATGCGATTATCAAGGAGCTGCAGAGAAATGGCATCAATTGTGTCCCTAAAGCCGGTGAAGATGGAGACAACGCATTAGCAGCCTTACTGAAGACTACTAAGGAGAACTTTGAGTTAGACTATGGAGCTAATGGCCTTGTCAACTAAAGCTTTGTTTCCATACTTTAATAGTTTTCCATTGTTCTGCAGCTTAGTATGGCAGACTATTGGGTTGCCACAGACTACTCCTATTCAGGTAGATATTGCTAAGACACTACAGCATCCCCCTAATGATAGATTCATTCTTATGGGGTTCCGAGGGGTAGCTAAGAGTTTCATTACTTGTGCTTATGTAGTATGGCGCCTATGGAAGGATCCTCAGCTTAAGATTATGGTTGTCTCAGCTAACAAAGAAAGAGCTGATGCAAACGCTACCTTTATTAAGAAGATCATTAATGAACTGCCATTCTTAGAGCACCTAAAGGCACGAGAGGGGCAACGGGATACTCAGAATCTCTTTGACGTTGGCCCGAGTAAACCCGATCATAGCCCCTCAGTTAAATCCGTAGGTATCAAAGGACAACTTACAGGTTCTCGTGCAGATATCATTGTTAGTGATGACGTAGAGGTACCGAGCAACAGTTTCACTCAGGTATTGAGAGATCAGCTATTTGAGTTGGTGAAGGAGTTTGACGCTGTTATCAAACCTAATGGCACCATCATTTACCTTGGTACCCCTCAGAATGAAATGTCTCTCTATAAGGAACTTCAGGAAAGAGGGTACACTGCTATTATCTACCCTGCAAGATATCCTTATGATGAGACCCAGAGAGCTAACTATGGTACACGTCTAGCTAAGTTCATTGCAGACAAGTATGACAGTGATCCTGAGAAGTACGCAGGTAAACCTACAGATCCCCTTAGATTCAATGAAGAGGATCTACAGAAACGAGAGCTGTCCTATAGAAGAGCAGGGTTCCTGCTGCAGTTCATGCTAGACACTAGCTTATCTGATGCTGATAAGTACCCATTGAGACTTAGAGATCTCATTGTAGGCACCTTCAGTACAGATGAAGCACCTATGAAACTTACATGGATGCCTGATCCTGCTCGTAAGGTCTCCCTTCAGGAGATCCCAAAGGTAATGGGACTAAAGGGAGATGCCTATTATATGTGCCACACAGCTTCCCCAGAGATGGAGAAGTATACCTATAAGATGATGTGTGTTGATCCGTCTGGCAGGGGACGTGATGAGACGGGATATTGTGTACTATACTATCTTAATGGTTACATCTACGTGATGGAAGCAGGAGGTCTCCTAGGGGGGTACTCTGATGTAGTCCTAAATAAACTAGCGAACACTGCTAAGAAATGGAAGGTTAATGAGGTAGTCATTGAAGGTAACTTCGGTAAACAACATTGCCGAAATAAAACCCATTAAATTCGGTGAAACTCCCTAAGGGACAATACCGAGCCAAGCCTAGAAATAGGAAGGTGTAGAGACTAATTGTAAGGTCAAGTGATCTGAAAAAGTGGGGACAATAGCTATAAGAATAAGAATAATATGCACGAATACAAGTATCACATATTATATAAGACAACAGACCTAATAAACAATAAGATTTACGTAGGGATGCATTCTACGGATAATCTTAATGATAGATACTTAGGTAGTGGTTGGAAGATTAGCTATTGTTAAGATATAGTCCGATCTATACAGCAATGTATAGCCCCAAGGCATAAGCGTAACGAACTTATGTAAACATAATGGATGGAATGTACCTCAAGCTCTTTGAGCCTGTCCTTAGGAAGGTCTATAAGGAATGCGGTACTAAAGAAGTTAAGTCAACAGGACAGAAAGAAGTACGCATCATAGATACCCTAGAGCCTGTCCTAGGTAACCATAAGATGATAGTTACCCCTGAGTGCATCAACAGGGATATCGATAGTGTCCCTGAAGGTGACTACAAGTATGCACTATTCTATCAGATGACTAGAATTACCTCAGACAGAGGAGCACTAGTTCACGATGATAGATTGGATGCCTTAGCTATAGGTGTCAAGTATTTAGTAAATTTCATGGGAATTGATGCTGATGAAGGAATAAATGAAGTAACTTCAGAATGGCTAGAGGAATCTTTGGAAGCCTTTCATGGGTTTATTACAAGAAAAATAGGAATAAATACAATTACAGAAAATGTAAGAGAATCAGGTACTTCCAAGGGATTCAATAAATACAAATATTCAGAGGGATACAAGTTTACAAGATAAAATCATCCCTATAAGGGTGAAGTGATTACTCCGAATAAAATCTCCACTCCCAGAGGGGGCCAGAAAAAAGATATATATAAGATATCTACCTGACCCCCTCCTGATAAAAAATAAGAAAATAAGAAAATAAGAAAATAATAATTATAAAAAAAAATAATGGGGTTACCTATAGCCCCTTTGAGATATTCTAAAGGGGATCATAAAGACTGACTTTAGATTCTTCTTTATGTTCTCTTTTAGTTAACTCAAAGTATCCATATGAGACCATTGAATCATAAACTAGTAGTAGCTATCAAGATCATCATTATTATTGTCCTTTTAGTGGTTTCCTTATTGAATGGTGATGTAGGGACAGTTGATGCACTACTTAGAACTGCTGTAGGTGGATTACTATAGCCCCTTTAAGGGGGCCTATAGTTAGTCTATAGACCACTTAAGGGTCCTATAGTTAGTCTATAGACCACTTAAGGGTCCTATAGTTAGTCTATAGACCACT